GAGGAAGAAGACGACACTATTACAATCACCTTCAAGCGATATAGTGAAGATGAAGAAGGGGACTACGACAAAGAAAAGGCTGAAGCACAACTAGCGGTAGGTCAGCCTGAATTAGTAAAAGAACCAGGTCTAACTAATAAAGATCGGTCTATCTCGAAGTTTTCAGACTTGCCTTTAGCTGCGATAGATACTGACTGGGGCTGGTCTACTGATGCGGCTAACCGCGTTCTTGGTGATCCTCCCGAGTGGACTCGGTACAGGCGTGCTCACATTTGGTACGACGCCGACAATTCAGTTGTAAAGGCTGGCTATAAGCTTCCTTTCGCTAAAATGATTGACGGAGAACTAAAAGCTGTTTGGCGTGGAGTTTCGGCTGCTATGGGGGCTGTCAACGGCGCTCGCGGCGGGGTTAATATTAGCGACGAACAAAGAAGGTCGGCCTACAGTCATTTGTCGAAATACTACGACAAATTTGAAAAAGAACCCCCAGAATTTCAGGCATCTGTCGATACGTCTATTGACAATGCAAGTAAAACCGAGCACGATAAACCAGGAAATGACGCTGGTACAAGTGCTCCCACAATTGTCTATTCAACCCAGGCTGAATCAATCAGCAAAGCATCCGAGGAGCACGTTATGAACGAGCAACTTTTAGAGTCCCTCCGATCGCTCCTCAAGGACGAGTTGCAACCGCTAAGCGAGCGAGTGCAAAGTCTAGAGACGCGAAACGAGGTAGTAGAAGAAACCCAGGAAGTCGCTCAGGAAACTGACGACTCTCGAATTGCAGAGGCCGAGCGCACTGCAAAAGACGCGATGGAGCGTGCCCAGTCAGCCGAGAAAAAACTCGACCAGCTTGTTCGTACTCCAATTCGTCATGGCCGATCACTAACACCGCATATTGACCCAGGTCCTGCGGCAGCACAAGGCTATGAAGGTCTTGTTAGTCGTGCCCGAGTTGAAGCGCCCACCTTATCAGCGGTTGCTGACCGTTGTATCAGCATTGTGACTGAAGAAAACGGTGCAGCTTCAGTTTCTCGGCGTCTTCTCGAAGACAGTTTGCGAAGCCTCTTAAATGCGGCAGAGCAAGACGGAATCATTACTAACCCCGCTCACCGATCCAACTGGTCATAAGGAGTCTATCATGAACGCAAATTGGCTTGGTGCTTCAGACCCTGCTCGACGACAAGCATTTGAACGTGCTCTCGACGTGGCTGGCGCTGGCACAGTACTTCTTCAAACTTTTATTAATCGGACTGTTCAGCAGATTCATCTTCGCGAGCTAGGCGCCGCTGCGGTTCTTCCGCGAAAGCCCGGCATGGGAAATGGTGAATATGTCAACCGTCGTGCTCCGGGCGCTGATGCTCAATGGGTAACTGACTTAACTGTTCCGGGTAACCTAAATGGCGCCTACACTCAGACGTCGTTTGCATACAAGACTCTTCTTACTCGCGGAAGTGTTACTCGTAAGCTCCAGGCAACTGGTCGAAGTTACGGTGACATTCTTGCAGGCGAGATGGCTGGGCGTGTTGGTGATTTTTCAAACACTTTTGAAGGTGGTTTGATTGTTGGCGACATTGCGACAGATGCTAACCAGTTTGATGGGCTTATTACTCTGACTCAGAGCACTGCTTCGCAGATCGTTCTTCAGACAACCGCTGCCGCTGGTGACGCGTTGACTCTTGAGAAGCTTGACGAGACTATTGACGTAGTCAAGGGTTCTGCTGCACGGCAAGACCTTATTATTCTAGCTTCCTATAAAGGTCGTCGCTTGTTGAACGCAGCCCTTCAGGCTGATCAGCAGTTTAACGACGTTGTTGAAGTTGCTGCTGGTTTCCGTGTTCGTACTTATGATGGAATTCCCATTGTAACTACGACTCAGATGCCAGATGTTCTTACATTCAACGGCGCTAAGGTTTCTGCTTTCGCTGGTGCGGCTACAACTGCACTTATGGTTATCAATACGCGGTACAATTATATCGCGGAGTTGACTCCAATGACTGCTATGCCGCTTGCTAAGACTTCAAGCCAGTTCGATGAATTTGACATTTATTGGGACGGTGCTCTGGTTCAAGCCAACCAGCTTGGTGCAGGCATTTTGGTAGGAATTAACGCAAGTTAAATCTGATCAAAGTTTAAGAAGCCTCGGCATGTTCAAGCATGTCGGGGCTTTTCTTTTTGAATCGACGCTGTTTACCTGATACAATCACCAAGAAACAAGAAGAGGTAGCTATGGCAAGAAAACTTGAAAACGAACAAATCGGTCGAGTTCTTCGTCGGTATGACCGAACGCATACTCTGCCGATGCGGTTTGCATCGTATGATGTGAACATAGTTGCAGTTCCATATGAAATGAACGGAATTTCAGCTTGTACTCTTTTTTTTCCAAAGGGTAAAGATCATGCAGCGAACAGAGCCTGCAAGCTCGGCTGGCATGACGAGACAGCTAAGTGGCGTGTAAAAGTAGGCATAGATTCAGACAAAGAGCCTATGGCCGACTTTACTAATCTAGGGTGGCACGACCTTAGAAAGTTAGCTTCCTCAAAGGGAATAGACTTATCAGGAAAACGTCCAGATATTGAGCGTAGGCTTAAAGAGCATTTCGCTGGGGCGTTTTCAGAGGCGGTTGCTTGAGTTTTACCGATCTAGAAACAGTTAAGGTCGCCTTACGTATCCCTCTTACCGATACGTCACACGACCCCTATCTTCAGGATTTAGTTGATAGTGCCAATGGGGAACTGTTGTCTTTGTTTAATCTAGCATCTACGCGTCCGACTAGTTACACAAACAAATACGATGTTGTGGACGGTATTAGTTTCGGAATATGGCTAAATGAATACCCAGCAATTTCTGTTACATCTGTTAAACTCTCCGGCCAAGTAATTGATGCCAGCAATTATTACCTGAAGCGCCCAAAGTCGTTTGGTCTGATTGCCAGAATAAATAATGATTGGTTCGCAAGCCAACAAGAAATTGAAATTGAGCACGTTGCAGGCTGGAGCAGTGTTCCCAGAGTTTTAATAAGAGCAGCGACAGTCTTGGCAATTTCGATGTACAATCTTGAGATTAAGACGGGGTACAGATCGGAAAAGATAGGCCAGTATTTATACACTCTTGGCTCACCTTCGGGTGGAGCAGACGGAGCAACCGCTGGTGACTGGCCTGCTCAAACCAAAAGAGCTCTTGCTCAATACCTTAGGCCATTTTCAGTTCCATCTAGTTAGGAGAAGCCATGATTCCACGATACAAGAAAAAGTATGTCCCCTCCGATCGGTTTAAAAAGAAGATATACACCCCATGTGAATGTCTAATTCCTACGATAGAAGACGGATATGTGTTTGTTTGTCCTAAAAAGAGAGCATCCATTCGAAAGCTAGAGAAACTTGGTTTTGTTGAAGAGTCTTCCAAGCCACCGAAGAAAGCCAAGTCTCCGTTATTTAGTAAGACAGTGAAAGAGCTTCGAAAAATGGCTTCCGAGCTTGATATTTCCGGGCGAAGCACGATGTCTGAGGCACAACTAGTAGAAGCGATAACTAAGGCGGGACAAAAATGATTAGGCGAAGAATAGGTCTTGTTCAAGACATAGGCGCTTCCCAAGCGTCTAAGCTTTACAAGAGCACTCTAGTTCTGTGTAGTAAGAATTCGAGTATTAAAAAGCTTGGAAGAGCGCATGTAAGAAGTTTAGAAGAAGAGATTGGCGTCTTTCTTTTGCCAACACTGAGTACTAAGATCGTTTACGGAAGCGACCACGAAAAGATTGTTGCGTGGCTTGAAAGGTCCGTATACGGCTTCGCGATCGTGGTTACATCTAAAGAGTTATCGGAAAGTCATAAGAAAAAGATAGATTCTGCAGAAATGGCTGGAAAGATTGAATTTGTGGTTATCAATGAGCCTGCTTTGATAATGGATGTAGGAGCTTCGCATTGGTTAAGAGTGCAGCCTGATTTAGATTTGCCTTTGTACGATCTACTATCGACCAAGAAGCTCAAGGCAAAAACGTCAAGCTCTTCGTCTCATAAAGCAGAAGCTAAGATCGACCTGAAGAAAAAATCAAAAGTAAAAGCAGTCGAGCCAGCATCGTTGAGCCCTTTAAAGCGTGCTAAGAAAAAGGACGTTATACCTGTCTGCTGATGTGGACTTCCAGTCTCTGGTGTGATAGCATCTGCTCACGCTCGGAGAAGCGGAGTTTTATATGAAATCAGCAGCGATTATAACTGTCTCGGATTTAGCTCTTTTGGAAGCGTTCTATCCGAATTTGAAACACTTTGATCCATGCAAGCTTTACATCGTATGCTATGACAAGTCCGGCTCTGCTTTGGACTTTGCCAGTGACAAGATTGTTGCTAGGTGTAAATCGTTTGGGTATTCGCCGTGTGTCAATATTGTAAGCTCAAGCAGCAGACCGGAAGCCATTAATGCCGTAGTTAGTAGCTTGGACCTGTCCAAAATTGAACATGTGTTCGTTTTAGACGAGAGCCTTACTATTGGCGCGGATTTTATGGACGAGATGAAATCGTGCTTTAGTCCGTCAAAAGTAAGTACTCCAAGCGGGAGCCAGGTAATAGGTTGCCAGGATGTTGCAATTGTAGGCGCCTGTCTTGGTGGTGATACTAGATCTAAAGGTCAGCAAGTTTCATTAACTCAGCAAGACATAGCCTTAGGCTTGGAGGGCTACTGTGAAAGAAGAGTGCAGTACTTTTCTGGACAAGCGAGCATGTCTGCATGGATTGATGGAAGGTTTTTATGTATCAAGTCGAAATATATTAAGCAGATCGTGTCTGAGAAACTACTTTTAGACTCAGGGCTTGTTGAATATTCATGGCACGACCTTTGTCTTAGGCTTGCAGACAAGGGCTTGTCTTGCCTTGTTTCAGAAGCGGCATTCGCGATAGTTAATAGTTGTCCGCTAGATAACGAGCCTGGAGACGCTGTTAATAGGCTTCGATTTTATTCAAAGCATCCTGTAGATACCAATTCTTCTGTATCAGTTTTGTATCGAGCCTGCATACGCTCTTGGCAAGACCTTCAAATGTTTCGCGCCTCGATTATGAAGTGTGCGCGAACTTTTGATTCAATAGTAGTTCTTCTCTTAAACAGCCCGTCTGACATTCAGTACGATTTTGAATTTAACCAAGTCAAAGGCAATTTTTCAAGACAAGATAAAGACCTGCTTGAAAAATGCCAGGGTAGTGATCGAAGCACAGTAGAAAGAGCGTTCAGAGCTTGGATTAATTATCACGTATCGCTATGTCGAAAAGACATGCTTGTTCCGAATCTTAAGATTAAAGTTCGGATACCAGAAGATGCTCAGCACCAGTCCGGTCAAATAAATACAGGGCTTGAACTTGTTGAAAGCCTCGGTTCACGCGGTGTGCTTATACTGGACCACGACGAACTTGTAGACAACCAACTCAATCGTGATGAAATAAATCGCTTAATGAGACATCCCGATCCATTAATTCAAGCGTTTGACTTTCAGTTAGTTTACCACTGGGACAGCCCTACACTTATCAGAACAGAACCTCCGTTTGGCCCAACAAAGGAATACATGGGGGGACCGTCGTCGGCTAGACTGTATAGAAGACGAGGTGATAAGTTTTCCAGATGTCATCGAAGCTTTAGTGAAATCACCACAGTGCCTACACCGGAAGTCGCAGAACAAGCTACGTCAGTGTCCTTTATGAGGGTTAGGCTACTTTCATTGACCAGAGCAGTAGATCGTCTAAAAGCAGGCATGACGGGCTCTGAAGAGCATGTTTCTGTCTCTACCTACCAACCAAAAACTTCGTTGGGTCTTCATGTGCTTGCATACGAACAAGAGAACCCCGAAGATATTGCAAGGTGGATGAATACAGTCTATTCGCTATCTCAGTCGATAGTTGTTGTTTGGACTGGAGAATGGCTAGATGAAGATAAAGCGTGGACTAAAGACAAAAGCCTAATAAAAGATGGACCTTTCGAAACTGGCCCATCAAGAATGCTAGCTGCTATCTGTACAATCTACGGGGCAAGCATTATTCATCACCCGTTGAATGACAATATTGCTATGGCTAGGAATGCGGGTCTTAATCGTCTCTCGGAAAACAAGAATTTGAAATGGGCTATGTTTATTGATCCAGATGAATGGTTTAAAGACGAGGCTTCAGACTGCCGCTCTGTTAGAGCAATGCTGTCAAGTGACAGGTGCGGCTATTTGTTTAGAGTAGCCAACTATAGGTCTTCTAAGGACGTTCCAACAATATCAGACAGTATTAGAATTAGTCGATTAGACGACGCGTTGCCTATGAGAATGTCTGGCAGAGTACACGAGTCGTTCGACAAGAGTGTAGAAAACATTAAGTCTAAAGGGATTCATCCTCGTCTAGCCTATGCGCCGTTTCTGCTTCAGCACAGAGGAATGTCTTTCGACTCTAAAGCTATGGACATCAAGCTTAAAAAGTACGAACGTCTTCTACGTTTGGAAATTGAAGACGACCAGGACAACCCCGGAGCGTGGGTTGGTTTAGGTTGGCATTACCTTAATGACGGATACCCAGACATGGGGTACGAATGCTATCGTAACGCTCTTGAATGTGCTGGAACTTCATACCTGCCATACAAAGAAATGGCTTTTCTTAAGCTTAGGGAAGTGAAAGAACTTATGGCTCAGTGCGAAAAGAACCTTACTCCTGCTCATCAGTTCTATGAGTTATGCAGTTCAATGAATAAATGGCTTACTCAGTACGCTCCACCCCACCCCGTTATAGAGCGCGGAAGAGACATAGAGTTAACGAGCTTGCCTGTCTTTAAGGTACAATAAGCTCATGACAAAGTATATTGGAAATCCTGCCTTTCAGGTTCATACGCAGACGGGAGCGATGAAGCGTTCCCTGAAGTCCAGCTATAGCGCGACCAACAACATATACAAAATATGGTTTGACAAGGGAATAGCGCCACATGCTGAGGAAGTTATTCTCGGAACCCGCGTAATGTTACCCCGCGACGTTATGTGGTCTACAGCTACCGCGCCTGGAACTAAAAAATTAATGACGAAAGGGATTATAAAAACTCTTGGAAAGACCTTGAGGAGTCAGGCAGTTGTTTCAGTTAGTTCTGATATGAAGGAGAGTTTTAAATTTGTAATTCTGTCTATGAACAAAGCGAATTTTAAACTAGCTCTAGCTGCAAGCAGAGCCCACGAGACAGCCGGAAACGCTTTAAAGGAAAAGATTAAAGAAAATGTCAGCCTTAGAGATCATTCTCAGGAAGATTTAGACAGAATGGGCAATCCTTACGCAAAACGACACGGTACTATTGGCATTCATGGGTAGAGGGGGAAGCAGTGGGCGCGGTTTCTGTAGTTAAGACCAAACATTTACTCAGAGAATTTCTTCTTCGCGACTCGTCTATTACCGACTTGGTTGGCCAGGCAGTTTACACTGCTCACTTATCGGACGCTGATGCTGGCACAGTATTGAAGTTGAATCCAATTATTATTATAGACTTTATGTCGGGAAATTTGAGATGGTATGGCGCAGTCGAAGTTCAGTCTGCTGAGTTTTATGCGTATAGCAAAAAGAGTTCTATTGATGCGTCGAAAGTTTATGATGCGATGGCAAATCTCTTGCAACATGAACGGCTAATAGTTGCGGGAATCGATTTAGCGGCCTGCACTAGAGAGGTTGAGCGACCAATAGATGGATATGCAAAGCATCTGGACGCCTGGTGGATCAGGGGAAGATGGCTGATTGAAGGGGTGTGATATGTTGACTGTTCCAGGCATTAAGACGTTAAGAGCAAGAAACAAGAAGACAAAGGTATTATGCCAATGTGGCGAGACTTTGTTCTGTCTGAGCGAAAGCCAAAGTCTTCATGTTCAGGCTTCTTTTAGCGTTGGCCAACTTAATTCAAAAGAAGGGGCATGTTTAGTATGCGGCGAAAAGTATACGATACCAATTCAGAACCGTCGATAGCTCCAGTTATGCAAGACGAACGAGCAATAAAACGACTAACTTCACGAATTACAGAGATGGAAGCAGAGTTGCGAGTTCTTGGAACCGCTAGTGCTCCCGCTCTAGTAGAGCCTGGAGACTCTGGCGCTGTCAATCGAGACATTAGGTGGCACTGCAAGAAATGCGGCTACCTTTTGGCTTTCTACGATAAGAACCAGGACGTTATGCGTACTCGATACAAGGAGCATATCGTATATATGAGGGCTGGTGTCGGGGGGTTTATTCAAATTGTTTGCCGTGGCTGTTCGGAAGTGAATACTCAAGAATATGTCGAAGTAGGTAAGGAGGAAGACTCAAAACCAGTGGAAATAATAAGTTGACCGTGATAACCTCATGACACGGACGCCCAGATGAGGCGCATGAACTAATCACCCACTAGCTTTGGAGCGATCATGCCCTTTAACTTGCCTACAATTGATAGAGATGACATTTCATTTGGACCAGCGCGTCTGTTTCTTGGAGTCGCTGGAGCGACACCTACTGTTGACGTTGGTGCTATTACCGAAGACGGCGTTTCGGTTGAGTTCACTTCGGAAATGAAAGATATTACTCAGGGCAATCCTAAACTGCCCGAACTTACATTTATTCAATCTCAGAACGTAATGGTTAAAGTAACCTCGATTGAGTGGAACTTTAATAATCTTGCCTATGCACTTGGAGCAGGCGTTACAACTGCCTCGGCTGGTGCAGAAACATTTGCTTGGGGCGGTCAGCCGTGTCCGACAGAACTAGCACTTCATGTTCAACACCAGATGTGTCGAAGCGGAAATACTATCAATGTCTATGTCTGGAGAGCAGTTGGTGAAGGCAATACATCTCTGCCGTTTACTCACGACGAGCACCAATTTGAATACAACTTTAAGGCCATGCGAGCCGACACTGACTGGGCTGCTGCCGCTCTTGGATACAACAAGCAATTGATTTCAATTGTTAGAGACCTATAAAATAAAGCTTAGCAGCATATAATCGTTCTTTAGTATTACGCTAAAAGCTCGAGCTTGATTCAGCCCATCGGGTCATGTTTCATAAAGGTAAGTGCAAGAACCTTTATGGGCACAGGTGCGTGGTTGAAGTGATAGCATGTTAGTTTGATTTAAACGAGCTTAGTCGAGTTATTAACTTCAGTGTTATCAAGTCTATATTCGGTGAATGGATAGACGCTAACTGGGATCACGGAACAATAGTTAGGTGCCGAGTTCAATGCACTTTCCTTTCTGATGTGATAACCTAAGAGCGCCTAACATTAAGCCCCGGAGGCATACATGGCACGTAAATTAGAATCAGAAAAGACCAGTAAGGTGCAAGAAGAATCAAATGCTTCTGCGATGGAGGCGTTGTCTCAATTGAAAGACCTATTCGCAACCTTAGTTCCACCAGAAACACTAGAGCTTCAAGATGCTTTTGGCAATACGCATCTTACAAGGTCAACTTTGCCTGCTAGGGCACAGATTAAAGTGATGCAGCAACTTGAAAAGCTTTGGAAGCTAGAGTTAGACGGAGCAATTGGGGGCGACCTTACAGGCGTGGCTGGAGTTAGTAATCTATTAATGAGTCTAGCTTCAAACGAAGACGTTTTAGACAGTCTCAGTAAGGCATTTGCCTGTGCTCATCCGGCTGCAATGAAGACCGCAAAGATGTCTGCTCTTGATTTAAATATGCTGGAATCAGAATGTTCTCATGCTGCGGACTTGTTTCCGGTAGAAGAAATTATCGCGGGTCTGCTCCCTTTCTTTATGCGGTTGGCGAACAGAGCTATGGAGCTGATGGACAAAATGACCAGTCAACCGCAACTAAGAGCAGTCAGTTAGGATCGTCCATTACAAGAGAGGATATCGAGTGGACTCTTGGAATACTTATTAACTCAGGGCAAGACCCGAACTATATGCTGGAGCATTATTCGTTTGAACAAATTAGTCTCTTCGCTAAGTGCTCAATTACGCATCAGGTCAAGATGCTCGATATGATCATTTCGCCCATGTTGGGCGCTTCTGGGGTTGGATGGAAGCCTGGGAAGTCTGGTAAGAAAACTCCAGAAGATAAGGAAGCGGCCCTGCTTAATAAGTTGGCTAGATCGCCTTTTGGGGTAACTACAGTAAAGACAAGTAAAGATAAATCTAATAAGGAAAGTTGAATCCGGTAACATATCGAGTGAGAGCAATAAATGGCGGCGACAAATATTGGAACATTGGTAGTTGAGCTTCTTCTTAAGGATAAGCAGTTCAAGAGCGGCCTAAAAGGTTCCACCGCTGATATGAATCTCGCGTCTAGTGCAATCACGGGCGGGGCTCGAAAGATAGCGTCTATTACTTCGTCTGCCATGAAAGCTGCCGCAGCATCAATGGTGGCATTCGCTTCAGCTTCGGTAGTGGTAGGTTCGAACTTTGAGAAGCAGATGGCGATGGTTGGAGCCCTTAAGGGTTTAGACCAGACAGACCAGAAGTTTCAACAACTTGAACAACACGCTCGGCATCTTGGAGCTACTACGGAATTTACTGCGACTCAGGCAGGGGAAGCACTTGAGTCGTTGGCTCGTGCTGGTGAAAGCGTAGGCGATGCGATTAAAATGTCTTCTAGTGCTCTTGTTCTAGCTGGAACGTCGGCAACTACTTTAGACAACGCTACTCAGCTTCTCGTTTCTACCCAGAGGCAGTTCGGTCTTGGCGCTGAAGACACTGAGAGAGTAACGAACGTGATGTCTATGGCGATGCGGAGTTCGTTGCTTGATTTTACGTCTTTACGAGAAGGCATGAAATATGCGGGCGCTACTGGTCACGGATTCAAGTTGTCACTC